CTCGCCGGGAGCAATAGGAGAGTTGTCGCCAACCATCCTCACTCCTTTGGCCTTAAATCCTCCCGGTAGATTTGCAAACTGCCCTGCATCTATTAGCGAACGCATTGCCGCAGTAGCACTCATAGTCAAATTACCAAGGAAGTGTATAAGACCTAGCCCATAGAAACCAAAGCCCGGAACAAATCTATAGTGTACAAAGTGATTTACTTTTTCTTTATTCAGGTCATCTTGCTTATAGTTTCTACGAATACTTAGTACCTGTCTGGACTGTTCCTCAACAGTTACAATATATGGACAGGCTTCATCTTCGTCTTCAATATTAAGATAACAGTGTTGCTCCAGAAGAACATACTGTGGATCGTGATCTGAAGTAGGAGACAATCCAATAATTGTATCCATCTTTTCACTAAAGGAAGTGCTTGGATATCCAGCAGGAGAACTTAATTCAACATCCGCATAAACACCAGCTTTAATATCTCTTTGTAATTCAATAGGGCTGCGATAGATAACATGAGTATATCGATCTGCATTGGACAGATCAGTTGCATAATATGACACATAGAACTGATCAATGGGAATAAACTCTGACTTGGGCCGCTTCACAGTGGCATCATAGTACAACTTTTTAAATGCAGAACCAATCAAGGGTAGGTGGAACAGCATTCTTTCAAACTCGTCAAAGTACTCAGGCATCTGCTCTGTTACTTGATAGTTCATAAAGTTCTGAACTCTGTTGGCCTGTAGTTCTTTTTCTGGTGTGGACTTACCAAGTATTCTAGTTTTTACAGGACCATTGGCAGGAAACAATTCACCAGAAGCTTTTGATTGGAACTTAACAGCAGACTCAATCAAGAGTGGATGCACAGCAGTACATGCACCCTCAAAAGGTTCTGATCCTTGTTCAAGCTTTAGACCTAGAAGATCAAAGCCCCGTTCAAACATAGACTCCCACTCAGCACGGGAATCTTTATCAGCCTCAAAGTTATCTAGTACATTTGCTGCAATATCAGCAAGATCGTCTTCATCCATATCCTCTGCCATATTACCATACCATTCAGCAATATCTTCAGAGGCTTCCATTTCTACATTTTCAGAAAAGTCTACAATAATACCACCATCTTCATCTACTTCAAAAGTAGCATTAATGTTTTCTGACTCATCCATTAATGGAACAACATTTGTTTCTTCTTCTGGTATCCGATCAAAGGGATTACGTTCTGTTGCCATTATACTATCCTAGTTGGTAAAAGTTTTGCTGCTACATCAGGTCCATATATTCTTTCAAGAATACTGAAGGTATCTGTTGCAGGTCTTCTGGTTACAGGCGCTCTAACAACTTCTACTGCTGGTTCAGGTGCCAGTGTAGGTACAGAAGGTATAGGTTCAGCTAAAGGAATAAATTCATTACTATCTAAATTTACAGTATCAAAACTTGTAGGTGCAGCAACATTTGGTGCAGATATATCAGCAACATTTGGAGCAGAAAACGCTCCTTGTTGTGATACTTCTTCTTCATAATCATCTATTATACCAGCAGTGCCACGTTCATCCATATAGTCTTGTACTTGACTTGCAAGACTTGGTGATTGTTCCTCACGACTTCGACCTACCGCTTGACTAACCAGACCGGGAAAAGAATCTTGACGTGCATTAATGCCTAATAATCCTCTGGCTAGTGAAATAGGACCGGGCGTCATATCATATAAGTTAGCAGCAAGCATACCAGCAGCAGTAGCCATTTCAGATGTTGCTGCATTAAATGATCCCGGTCCTGTATAGCTCATAGTTTGAGGACCAAGAGAAGGGTCTTGCATAAATCCCGGTTGTACTTGACTAGGATTAAGACCATATTTATCTGCTATTGATCTGGCAAGGTTTATATCAGATTGTCTATTTGCTTGTTCAATATGACCTACAAAACCTGCATTAACAGCGTCGTTATAACCTATGTCGCCACGATCCATAGCATCTTGTAGACCTTCAGCTTTATCTGCGGCACTAATACCTTGATATCCAGTTTCAAGAGCGCCTAAATTATCTTCAACAGATAATTGATCTATAAGTCCAGCAAGATTTGTAGCCTCTGCTTCATCTATTCCTATTCCTGCTGCTTCATCCGCCTCATCTTGAGCAGCTTGGCTAGTTGGTGCACCTTCATCAACTCCATCACCAGCGCCACCTTCACCGCCACCTTCACCAAAACAAAAATGTTTCTGTTCGTAGGGGTTCAGTCCTAGAAACTCTAAGTTATCATAAATATTATATCTAGATTTTTTATAGCCATGTAACATGATGTAATACCTTCTTCCCCTTTTTAGTTCTAAAGAATTTTATTTTTCCTTTAACACCTAGATGTCTAGGAACTTTCTTTAGTTCTTTGATTCCCTCTGTAGTACCGCCCATAGGACAAACAATATCCATAATCCACGGTACATGTCCACTGTTCCAATCTTGCACTATAATGTCTCTTGTTGAGAACTCTCTAGCATCTGATGCTTCTTGATTCATAAATGCCCATGAAGCATAGAACAGTGGAGTTTTTTTATTTGAAATAAAAATATATTGTTTAAGTTTTATTGGAGGTAATATTCGATTTATAATATCTGTTGTTGTCCAGTTTTTGTGTAATTCAGATAAACCTAAAGTATATATTATTTTTTCAAGATCATTCATTGTTATTATTATAGCATACTTTCTTCATTTTCCCAAATCATACATTCCAGTAAGTAGCTGGTTTTGATCGTGGCATATCATCATACTCTGGATCATCAGGATGGGTCAGGTGCCATGAGTCTTTCATGTAGTGTACTGCCATAGTGAGGGCATCTACTTGGTCATCATGTGCTGCATTGGGAAACCGTATAAGTTCTTCTATGAGGTCATCTGCCCATTTCTTACCCTTGGGTATCCAGAGACGACCGGATTCCATGATAGGAGTTGCTGCGTAAACTCTGGATACCTTATCTCTATCAGGCAGGTATTCCATTACTGGTAGGCCACCCCTACGCATATCCTGTATGAGTGACTGACCAGATGCCTTCTTCTCCACCATGCAGACATCAGGTCTGTGTTGATTGTATAGCTTCTGGGCCAGCCGTCTCAGTTCTGGATACTCAAACCGTCCCTTAATATTACCTAACAGTACTAGGTGAGGTGCAAAGTCTTCATAGCCCTCATCTGTCTGGTTGTACATATAGAAGATACCCCATGTCTGTATTACGCTATAGTCAGCAGTATTAGATGTGGAGAAGGCTGTATCAAATGTCTGCACGACAAAATCACATGAGGGCGGCTCCTCATCTTCCCAGTTCTTAATCCAGCGTTTTTTTATTATCCCGCCTTCTTCTGGGGTGGGGTCTTGCATGTAGAGAGCGTTCCAGTACCGGCTACCATTACTTGCCTTGATCTCATTCTCATCTACCCTTAGTACTTCATCTGGCTTCCACTGTGGAAAGTAGCTGCCACCTACAGGTAGGTTAAGTAGTTCTGCTGCATCTTCATCTAACCATGCAGGTATCTTCACAACCTCCCACGGTATAGTTTCATAGTCTGACATATTTTCCTGCTGCTTCAGTAGCCAGCCGCAGAGATCATCATAGTGATACCTTGTATTGATTATGACAATAGCACCGTTGGGCATGATGCGTGTTCTGAGTCCCGCAGGATACCACTCTTTGATGAACCTTCTACCTGCACTGGAGATCGCATCTTCTTCCGACATAGCATCATCAAGTATAGCTACATGTGCGCCACGTCCAGCAATCTGTGATCGTACCCCTGCAGCATAGTAAGTACCATTCTGATTTGTCTTCCACTTACCAGCAGCCCTGACATCACTTCTAAGTGCGACACCCTTGAATACCTTTGAGAACTCATCGGTGTTTACTAAGTCACGTACTGATCGGCCAAAGTCACTTGCTAGTTGATCACTATGAGATATGGTGAGAAGTTCATGTTCAGGGTTTCTGCCTATATACCATGCAGGAAACAACTTAGAACAGATGACAGACTTACTGGAACGTGGAGGAAGAAAGACCATCAGTCTTTTTATTTCCCCATTTTCTATTTGTTGAAGCTTCTCTGATATAACTTCAATGTGGCGACCCATCTCAAAACCAGAAACAATTGAGGGTGCCATCAGTCTGACAAAAGACAAGAAGTCTGTGTTACATTGTTCATTAACTTGTTCAGACAACAAGCCTTGAAGGTTTATGTAGGACTCTATATAGTTACTATTTAAATACTCCATAGTAATATTATACACTATACTTTAGAGTTCTACAATAGAGATATTAATAAAATAATAAAATAATACTAATAAGGAACTAATTAGTACCGCCTTGTTGTATTTATGCAACACTATAGATATCTTTTTTATTTTACCCCCCTGTTATTTTTGATAATTTTATCCTATAGTCCCATTTCTATACTTCTGCCGCACCGCCGCAGTTTTTTTTCCTACCCCATGCGGCCAAACCTTAGAATGCGTCTAACTCGCAATAAGAGATACCTTAATCGTACCATTTCGGTCCCATTTGATGAGGGTGTCGGGTTATATAGTCCCGCCCGCCCCTTTTCATATATATTTGCATACGCAACTACTAGCATTTCCGCCGTTTACCTGTCGCTGAAATGCGCCATATAGACGACAAAGAACAAAACATGAACTAGGCCTATGATGATCGTTATGATGATTTAGATAGAATGATACCTGAAAACACTCTCGCCCTTGTACGGCTCTTATAGGCGATTTGAGAGCATGAACAAAACAAGAACATTCGTATTTTAGACTTAATTTTGGGTAATAATATTACAAAACATACCCAAACAAAGAAAGAATATTACTCATTTAGTGTATTAACATTTGTTTCAAGATATGATCTAATGCCTTTAATCGATCACGCCAATAGGCGGCCCGGTCCAACGGGTTTGATCAAGTCTCTTTCTTACGACCCTACGGGGTGCGGAGACTAAAGTACGACCGGGGCATTATGTCACCAGTACCCGAAAACCAGCTTCGCCGCATGCGTAGCGTTGCAAGGTTCGGGTTCACGTAAACGGAGGAACATAGTAAACACGGCGGTTCGGGCTAATAGGCCCGCTTGATATTGGTATACATTGCGTCATAAATGGTAATTCAATAGAGATATAAAATCAGCACAGTGGTGACAGTATCGGGTTTAGGTGAGCACGTATCGCACAGAGTGATAACGGTACGGCGTGAATACATAAGCGTAACACCTAGCAAAACAGCATGATTTAAAAGTTTATCATGGGTTTAAATTCCCTTCTAAACTTTAGAAGAGTTATCACTTTATCTTAGGCGGAAATCCACAAATCAAAGTGTTGAAGAATTACTAGCGGCAATAACTCGCATGGCTACCCTAACGTATTGGATGGGACAGTGTGCGATTGCTAACGGTAATTCTTCAAGCGTTTCCGATTAACTGGCAATTGATCGGATAACGCCATGATATCATAGCAATTCCGTTGTGATATCATGGCGCTATATGGCGCAACCCTTTAATCTAAAATAGGAAATCAAAATCATGACGAAATCATTCGCACAAATCATTGCACCGAAAATTAACGGAGTTGCAACGTCTACCAAAAATCGGCAGAACAACGTGCAGGAAATTATTTTCCTAACGTCTAACCATGCCAACAATTGCGGCGATTATTCGGCATTGTCTAGACTTGTTAACGTGCTAGGGTCGCACGAAAAGCGACACGTTATTGGATATGTTGTGTCCCATGCTATGAATTTAAAATACGATACCAAAAAACAGCAATTCAAAAAGTCAACCAAAAAGTCTACGGTTGCATTTGATTGCGAGGCAATCGCAAAGGTAACATGGCATGAATACGCAAAGCTTGCTGATAAATCTATTCCCGTGAATGCCGATAAAATGTACACAATCGCACCGGCAAAATCGCACGATAAGAAAGTATCGGAGGCGGTGGCATTTACAGGCGATAGCAACGCCATGACAATTCGACGGGCGGCATTGGCGAAACTTGCAAGCATGACAACGGATGAACTTGCGGCATTCGCTGGAATTGAGAACGCCAAAACTGACCTGAAAATTGCCGCATAATTATCAACATAGTCTATACCAAATAGGGGC